GGTTATATATTTAATGGTATATTAAATAATACTAATAATAAGAAAGAAGATGACTATTTACAATTCATAGATAAAATACTTGATAATCTATGTAATGTATATGCAAGATGTTTTCCTATTGACAGAAGTATAGATGAACTTAAATCTGAAATACATCATTTCTTTACAGAATTCTATATTAATCAATGGACTAAAGAAAATACAGAAAACTTTGTAATAAAGTTTAGTGAATTCGGAATGAGTGAGCAAAGACTTGCGGATGATGCTAGAAAGATTATTTGGAAAGCACTTCGTAAGTATACGCCACCACTAAAAGATCAAACTGATGAAGAACTTGCAAAGAAATATAGTGTAACACTTAAAGATATGAATAAAGTCGTATATAATATGACTTGTGACTGGGATGACTTTAAGTTTGCTAATAAAAACCTATCTAAGTTTATAACATCTGTTTATATGAACATAGTTAAAAACCAAGATAAACGTAAAGAAATTCCAGAAGTTAATATGATAGATATAGTTCAAGACAGTTATTCAGATACTAATAAAGATATAGCTCTTTATAGTGATAGGACTGCATTTCTTTATAGTACTCGTATTAAAACTGCTAGAGAGCTTATGGATAAGTTTATAATGGAGCTTGCAACTATATATAAAAATCTATTAGATACTCGTGGTTTAGAAACTGCTGAGAAAATGTCAAATTTTGTAAAAAATAATATTGTAATAAGTAAAGACCATTTATTTAACCAACTTATTATTAATAAATGTTTACTAGCGGTTATAGGAGAGTATAAAACTTATACAAATCTTATATTCGGTACTAGTAACCAGAATATACTTGCACTATTCTATTTTAGAGTAATGGAAGACCCAGAACTTGAGTTCTTACATAACATATGTAGAATAATAACAATGCAAGATAGTAAAATACCAGTTACATCTTTAAATGATGCTAGTATAATGGCATTATTAAATAGTGGAGAGTTAGAAATAGGTTTAGAAGATTTTAAATCGTTAATGAACATGTATATGGGAGATGTGGATACCTATTCGCCAAATATACATGAGATGTACGATATGTTACGTTTATTAAATAGTCCAAAAATGTTACGTAACTTATTATTTCCAAAGCAATATCCTATCGAGTATGATGACTCAGAAGAAACTAACCCGTATGAAGAATACACTGATAGGCCTGCTGTTATTAATGACTTATTTAAAGAATTTGTGGGGTAATGCATGACTTTAGACGAAGCTTCAGAACTATGGTTTAAATTTATGTATGCTGAGCTTAACCCGAGAAAAAGTCAAAATGGATGGTATAAGATAACTGGTGATAGAATATGTAGTGAATGTCCTAGGCATAAGAACCGTAGCTTGTATATATGGTATCAAAAAGATAAAAGGCCATTCCTTAAATGTTTTAGAGCCAGTTGTACTATCAGACGTTATATAACAGTAGAAGACTTTACTGATTTTGGATTTGATAATACTGACGCTATTGTTAATTTACTTAAAGCATCTAAAGTTGATAGTAATATTAAAGAATGGCAACTCAGAACAAAACCGGTAATAGTCCAGGATAAAGTTTTATCAAAGTATCAAATTGATTATCTAATGAAAAGAACAGGTATTCAATTTAATCCAGCATTGATACAATTTTATAGAGTAGTACCTAATTTATATCAAACTATTAACGATACATTAGACGAGTCTGATACTGATGATCTTAATAAGTTTAATGTATTAGGTATTCGTAATGATAAACGTGGAATTACATTTGCTACACGTGATTATAGAATGTTTATGTTTAGAAGTATATTTGGTAATTATAAAGTTAAATATGCATTAGAAAAAGATTATGGGTATACATTATACAGAGGTGTACCAGATCATGTTGATACTATTGTGATTACTGAAGGTATATTTGATATCATAAATATCTATAATTATTATCATAAGAATAAAAATACTTTATATATTGCATCATTAGGTGCTGAGTCTATGATGGAATGTTTATCTTATTGGTATAGACAGCATGTGGAGACAGTTAAAAATATCGTTATATACGCAGATAGTGACGTTGTAGAGGAAAATAATAAATTTACGTATAATGCTAACTTTTATAAAAAGTTTATAGGCATTATAGATAAAAAGATTGGACTAGATAATATAAATAAAATAACTCTTTGCTATAATAGAAAGAGTAAAGATTTTGGTGATATCTCACTCGAGATAGAAAAGAAAGAAGTAGTTTTATATGAAAATAATGTTATTAAAAAAGGAGAATGATTAAGTATGGTAAAATTATTGGATGTTGAACAATCTGTAGAAATGAAAAATTATGATTATTTGAGAGTAATACCAAGATTAAATGTGAGAAGAATGAATTTTAGATTAGATCAAAAAGATTTTGAGTCTACTAGACAAATCCGTTATTACTTGAATAGATTAGTTAATAAGCTTAAAACTATTAATAGAACAGATAAACCATTTGTGAATACATTTCATAGTCGTGTTCTAAGTAGAGAAGAAAATTCAATAACTCTTAAAATTTATGAATTAAGTGCAACTTTCTATGATAGGAATGATAAAGTTATTTATGAATATTGCCCAGCAACGACTATTCTAGATAATCTAATGTATGATTGGGAATTCTATAAAGGATCTCCAATAGCTAAATCTAATGTTGCAATTAGTAATGAAGATAGTAAAACTATGGTATTAGCAGATTATGTTAGACACAATACAACACCTAATGATGTAATAAAAGAAGAAAACTTTGTTACAAGAGCTTATAGATTGATAGGTAGTAATGTTGCATCTATTAATGGTATTAAATATCTTAGCAAGAATTTTGAAATAGCTAATATAGGATTAGCTGATAAGAAATTTGAAAGAAGTACTATATTAACATTGAAACTTGAGTTAAAAGAAGAATGTTTTGATATGAAAAAGACTGTACTTGAATTACATAAGAGAGCATTAAGTGCTTTACTATATATGTTAGACAAATATAAATTTGATATGTTTCATGATTTAGCATATGTTAATACAGAAATGGGATTAGTATCTCCAACACTTTTAGTACATTTAGTTAAATTAGAAGAAAATATATCAAATAGTGAAGATATGCAAATAGATAGATTTATATCTAATATATTAAATGATGCTTCTAGTTCATCATTAAAATTTACTGTTTGTAAATTATTAATTGATCAAGAGGTTGATATGTTCGTATCTGAATATAGTGAAAATCTTAAAACTAAGAGAGTATATGAATTAGCTCTTCGTTCAAATGATGAAGATGAAAAATGTTATGTAGTAGCTAAAAATGATAATTTTATATACCCTAATCCAGAAAATACATTTGATCTTATAGACAGAGATGTGTATATTAAAAAAGTAGTAGAGTCATCTGTTACTGGACTAGATGATTATATAGAATTCTTTGCTATTGAAGAAGTAAAGTTTGATGAAGAACCAACTGAAGAATGTTGTGAATGTAAAGAGTTTGAAGATTAATAAAATTGGTGGGAGAATAAACTCCCACCTCTTAATATAATAGGAGGTAAATAATATGTTATTTAAAGATTTTAATGGAGCAATAAAATTAATAGAAAGATTTGTACACCCAGAATTAGTAGAACATCTTAAAAATTCTACTAAGGAAGAAGATAAAGTAGAATATGAAATATCTGTAATGTATAATAAATTAATAAATAAAGTTATGCCAGCAGCAATGATTAAAGTCTATTTAGAAAAAGGAAAATCTTTATTAAAATGTAATACTTCTAGTAAAGAAGAAATGGAAAAATCTTGCGTTTATATATCAGATTTACTAGGGTTTACATTTGCACTTAATAATGCGGTAAACTTAGCAAAAGCTAAATATAAAGTAGATGCATATGGAAGCATTACTAGAAAAATAGAAAATAGTATGTTAATAAGACTCACTAGAGAAACTTGGTCATTTGCTGAAAGATTTGGAGCAGCTATTTATAAAGTTTCTAAAGTTCTTAATCATCATAATTATACATCAAATGATTTATTAATAAAAATAAGATTGAGAACTGATAATACTGATATATTTGGAGGATACGACAGAGAGTCTGAAGGAGAACTTATTAAAGCTAAAGAAGTATTTAGTAAATATGATAATGTATTTGATAAAGTATTCCATATATTTAATAGAGTTGCAATAGTAGGACTAGACCAACAAATCGACTCATACTGGGCATGGATTGACCATAGTCAAGTAAATGACGGTATTAGAACTATAGGATATGAAAATAAGGGTGGTATATCTATAAATATAGAAGATAGTCATACTATAAAAGGTATTCTATATGCATCATTTGATATTTCTATGTCTGATACAGCAATGATATTATATAGATTAGAAAAGAGTACTGTAGTAGACGGTCAATATAGATAAGGCATTATTTTCATATATTTTTACATAGGGAGAGGTAGCAATATCTCTCCCACTATTATTTTTTTGCGATTGGAGATGATTATAATGATAAAATCTGTTGATGAGTATTCAATTATAGCACATATGGGTATGTCAACTAGACTTAGATATCTATTATACGATATTAAACAAGAAATGGAACCAAATTTAACATTTGATGAATTAACTAGCCAGATTTCAAAATTACAGGAGATAATTATAGAACATCTTGAAAAAGTGTATGATACTACTATATATACAAATAAAGAAATGCTTAGTCTTATTACAGAAAGTATAGAATATAAATCTAAACCAATTAAAGATTTATTAAAAAGCGACTTTGATAAAGAAGAATATAGTAAACTTATAGGTAATATTAAAAAAGATATGAGTAAATATCAATATTATCTAGAATTAATAACAGAGCTTAAAAGATTACATGATTTAGCTTCGTATTTAGAATCATATGAAATAGTATATGATTACTTTAAAGGTGAAGAGATGGATTATAATACTGGTAGTAATATACCATATGTATTAATAGTTCAACTTATATGTAAATATTTGTATTATAGAGCAACTAAAGATATTAATGGTAATAATTATTATGATAATGAGTATATTGATGAATGGATTAAAGATACTATGATAGATCTTATCAATGATAAAGAAAAGCATAGAGATGTTACTGGTACAATAGAAATTACGAAGGAATTAGGTATAATAGACAATAAAGATTATAAATATTTAATGGGAAAATATAATGAAGTTAAAGATATTAAAAAGGAACACTCTTTATTAAATATAGATACTGGACCAATGCAATAAATCTTAAATCTTCAATAATTACATATAATATAGTAGATAAAGGTTAATAACTTTATAATAAAATTTTTAGGAGGAATAAAGATGGAAAAAACGAGGTTTGAAAATTTGGTAGAGAGTATTGTACATGGGTATGAAACTACTACTATAACAGACGTTAATACTATACGTATTATGTCACATTATCCAGATAAAGAGAAAATCTTTATTGAAGGCGATAAGTATGGGGAGTATTTAATTGGGAAGTATAATGAAAGATATAAAGACTTATCGTCTGATGATACTTTAAGAATGTGTTTGTCAGACATATCTGTGATTCTAGATAATATGAAACTAGACGGAGATATATATGACACTGCGAAACTGCCACAAAGAACACCAGAAGAATTAGAACTTATGGTGAAGAAATTAATTGAGGTTGCATTTTTGCAGAAATTAATGACACAACATAACATAATATTACTAGTAGAAGATATTATCAAAAATGATAAAGACTTCTATACAAAATTTGTAAAGGAAAATAATGAAAAAATTCCTGCATTTGATATAGCATGGAATATTTATATTGTAGGATTATGTGTAGTACCTTACAGACAATCTAAATTCTTCAAAGTAGATTCTAATGTTAGATTAATGATGAATATGAATGAGTTTGGTAAGATGTATCCTACTATATTCATAGACCTGGCAAAGACTACAGGTATTATAACAGAAGCAGAAGCTGATCTATTGTATAAATATGTATCAGAGAATACACAGCCAATTAAATTCAATTAAAGGCACTTTTTAGAGGTTTTAACTTATAAGCTATACAAAATATCGTTTATATGGTTAAAACCTCTTAAACTTATTATTAACCAATATAAAGGAGGATGGAAATAGGCATGAAAAATAAAGTTAAATTATTTGAAATAATCAAAGAGGATGATATTAAATCTAATTATTTGGAGAAATATGTTAATTTATGTATGGTGAAGTTTAAGATTTATGATGTTTGTAGAAAGCTACTTGGAAATGTTAAAGGTTATATTAGATGTAAGGAAACTAAAAGGTTTCAGTATATAACTGATAGAGAGGAATTGTTAACTAGTAATAAATTACTATCAGATTCTAGAATACTTACAAAATTATTCATAAAAGAAGTTCATAATAAAATGCTAGATAATTATGGGTTGATGAATGTTACAGAATGGTTTTTAAGACACGATACTGACTATATATATGACTATTTTGCAGTAATTGATGATCATATTAATATTATAGATATGCTACTAGTTTTAGGAATAGATATTAATATATTTCAAAATGAAGCTGCTGAAAATATATCTACTATCTATCGTTTACCAATAGATAACTCTATTCTAAATAACTATAACAATATGGAAGGATTGCAACAACATATAACTAGAAGAATTTTATCAGATTTATCATTTTATCTAGCATATGATAGACTATATGGTGTTAAACCAATGATAGATAATGCACTACATGATAAATATACAGATATTAGTTTAAATGATAAAGATGTAATTAAGTTGATAGTAAATATATTTACAAAATGTGAAAGATTTAATAATAAATTAGTAAAGAAATTTGAAAAAGCTATAACTAAATAAAATAATATATAATAACTGGAGGAAATAGAATGATAAATAATAAATTAGTAATAAGTAATGCTGCAAAACAAATTGAAAAATTAAGTGAAAGATGTAACCACTGTATGAATAATGTAGAAAAAATAGCTTCAATTTTATCACCTACTAGTAGTCTTTCAATTAGACTTATAGTATCTAGAAGAACTATAGCTGAAGAGACTGTACAAGCAATAGAACATGACTTACTAGCCACATACAAACATATTAATAGAGAATACTTCACTAAGGTTACAAAGGGTATGAATATAACTATAGATAGCATAGCCCATACTAAAAATGACTTATTAAGTAATAACCTTGGTGAGCACATGATTGAGTCATATTTAATAGAATATTTCATCAATAAGAGAATGATAGAATATATCTCATTAGATTTGGCTAGATTTATATTAAGAACTATTGATTTACCAAATGATCTTAAACTATTAGTAACTACATCATCTCCTATGGTGTCATTTAGAGTAGGTAACTTCTTAAGAGATGTATTAACATCTAATGATAAGGCTGCTGCAGTTGAATGTTTTAGTGATATATTTAAGACAAGTGTAGAGATAAGATTATTAAAAAATTTAATAAGTATATCTCAAGTAATGACAAAACGTGAAGATACTGAAGTAGTTTTAAATACATTAAATACATTGGAGGTAAAAGATGAAGCAAGTAAAAATTAATGAGATTAAGGGTGCAATTGCATTAACTAAAGAATATGTAGTGAAATTAGAAAACTATAAGTTTTATATCCAAAAGCTTATAGCTTTAAAGAATGGAGTGAATCTACTAAATGCTGATGAATATTACAAAGAAATGATATTTAATGAAGCATTTGCTCTAATAAATACAAAGCTATCTGAGTCAAGAAGTAGTCAATATAGTATGTTAATAGATGGATACATTTATATAAATGAAACTAAATTAATGAATGCATTAAATATTGATAAAGTAAGTGATATCTTTAATTTAAATATAAGAGATCTTAAAGCTATAGATCAAGCAGTTGATATATTAATAGACTTGTATCTATATAGAAAGAACTCACTTAAATTTAAGTGTATGGAAATTGTGGAACACATTTATGGAATGTATAAATTGTTCTCATTAAGAGAAGATATAGATGAGCATATGACAAAATATGCAATTATAAACTTAATAGACTTCATAATGGCTCCAGCAAATAATTTTGAAGATCATATTGATAGAAATATAATATCTCAAGCATATATAGATCATTGTAAAGATACTACAACAGTAGAAGAAATCAATATAATAGAAGATATGTATAAATACATACCAGAATTATTTGATTACTACTTTGGTGGTATAGGTGCATTCTTAAGTATTAAAGACATGAGGGCTCAAGGTGATATAAATGAAAACTAAATCAATATATAGTGTTAAATGCGCATTACATGAAACTATTAAAGAGGTGTTAAAACTTCAAGATGAATTAGATTGTATAAGTCAAAACTTAAAAAATATAAGAAAATATGCTAAAATTGAAAAGCAGAAGTGGGATTTTCCAGATTTAACTCGTAGTGGAAACTGTATTGATATGAGTACTGCACCATATGTTGCACTTGAAAATGCCTTTTGGTTCTATCATAAAAGATATATAGAAAACTTAAATATTCATACTAAAGAAATATTATCAGTAGAATATTATATTGAAAATCAGTATAAATATGGATTTAATATAGGTACAGCTTATTATAACGGTGTTTATCTTGAATTTACAATAGAAACTATGATTAAGAACTTAGTATATGCTATGGTTAGTATGCTATTCTATCATGAGTATTACCAACATGAGAATTTATATACAGGATATCTTGGACTTCTTGAACTTAAGAAACATGATGTTGGAAGTATATTATTAGAAAAGATAATATTATTCTTCTTACAAAACTATAAGAAGTCTAATTTAAAGACAAAGTGGAAAACTGACTTCGGTAAAGAATTTGTTACAGTTACAGAAAAAACACAACGTAAAGTTGATAAAATTATAAAGAAATATAGTGCATATTTTAACTTATTTAAATTAAATTATGACATTTATGTAGAAGGAGTGGAGTATTATGACAATAGAAAATAAAGACGCATTAGATATTACAATAGATGATATTAGAAGTTTAGCAATTAGATACCTTGTAAAATTATCATATGGACAAGGTGTAATGAAGATGATATATGATTTATACCCAAATGATATGATTATTACATTAAAAGAAAAGATTTTTGAGAAAAGAATGGATCTTAAAGCTAGTTATGATTCAAGACCTTTACCAACTGATAATTTCAGTTATCCAGATTATAAAAATGAAATTCAAACTCTTAAAGCATTTGAAGATAAACTAGAAGAAGATTTCAGCAGAGATGCTATTGGGTATTTAACTTCAATTGATAGAGTATTACTTCAAATAAGATATATCGTATTATGGAATATTGCTGCACTTGCACACAGTTTTAATGTCCCACATAGACATTATAGACAGACATTAGATATGGCAACAGATGTTCTTATATATAATATAACAGGAATTGAATCAGAAGATTCAAATAGAAAAGACAGACTGTTAGAATATAGTAAAAATTATTCTAATGTTCCAGCAGTTAAGGATTTCTTAGATAAAACTGGATTAAATATATTATTAAGAAAGGAGTAAATCATATGTCAATATTTAATGGACACATGTTTGTAGATAGTGGGTTTATGATTGGGCGTAATGTCCCAATCATAAGCGATATATCCAATTATATAAATAATAACTATTATACAGTACAAAATAATATAGTAGTAGATGATGAAACAGTAATAGAAAAAGGATCTAAATATCTATATGATGACAAAATAAAATTCATTATAGAATATATCCCTTCTATAGCTGGAAATAATAAAAATATAATAGGTGTAGTTAAAAAAGATTTAAAATTTACTAAAGAAGAATGGAGCAAATACGGGATTTATATACTTATATTTATACATAACTGTGTAACACATATAGGTGATTCTAGTAAACCTGAGTTACATTTAGACTACGAAGTACATGATGACTTATCTTATGAGTTGTGGCGTAATAAATCAGCTAGACCAAGTCACTCAATCAAATTATATCTAGGATACCAATATTATGATACATATGATGATAGATGTAAGCTTTTAGAGATGGACTGGAATAAACTCGGAGAATGGATATATAGAATTCAATCTACTGCTAAATATATCAATATTGCAAGTGATTTAAAATTTGACTTTGATGATTTATATATAGAAACAAATGATGGAGTTATTAAACAGGTATCATTTGCAAATATTGGTATTTCTCAAGTATTCAAGTCAAAATTCAATAAATATTCAGTTGATTCTAGTAGATATAGTAATAATGCTATAGTTGAAACATTAGTATTTATGAATATATTACTAGGTAGTATATATCCTTTAGAATATCCTATGCAAGTATTGGAATATCTAATTGATAATGTATTGGTAGTATATACCAATGATAAATTAGTAGTTACTAATAAAATAAATAAAAACCAAATAATAGGGAGGAAATAAATATGGATATATTTAATAAAGTAAATATTAGAAAATTGGAATATCAAAAATTGTATGATGAATTTAAAATATTTGTAGATAATTGGAGATCTGAATTAATTCCTGATGTGGAACTAACTAATGATGTTAATTCTGTAAGTATATGTCCAGCTGTAGAACTTGCTCATAATGGTATGGATATACGTCATAATATGGAGATTATAAATTTAAATATGACAAATGATATATTTGTAATGAGATTATTCTTAATCTATAAGCTATTTCCACATATATTTGAAGATTCTAAGTATATTACAGTTAAAGGTAATAGACTTGTAATTGGTATAGACCAAACTTATAGATGTTATAAGTATATTAGACATGCATTAATAAATTTAAATAAACTTATAAACTTCCTAATACCATATGTAGAGTCATTCCTTGCTGGTTTAGGACATTTAAAAACTGTAGATTGTACTCTTAATCTTAAAGCAGATGGTGTGAATCCGTTATCAATATTTAGATTAGGAGTTGTATCATATACAGAATGCAATCATCATGGATTAACATTAACAAGTCATGAATTTAGTGAACATTTTAATACTTCTAATAAATATTCAAGAGAAATTGTATATTTCATGTTATTTGATGTGTTCACAAAAAATTGTGATACTGATAACCCATGGATTGAAATAAAAGATCCAGCACCAATATATTATTTACTATATAATGAAACTAAATATAGTATAATACATCAAACATCAGGAAATACTAATTATAATTTCTACATTGAAGTAACTGATGGTAAATAATAAGATTACCCCAATAT